GGGTTCCCGTTGCCTTGGCCTCGATCAGGACGTTGTCTGGCTTCCAGTACTGGTACTCGTCCTTGGCCACGCGCTTGAGTTCGGGGAAGTCCCACCGGCCCTTGCGCACGTTGAGCAGGATTAGGTTCGCCCCAGAGTCAGCGTCAGGATAGAACACGCCCCAGGTGCTGATGACGGAGAAGTCGGCCGTCTCCTTTTTGGAGTACGCCGTGTCCAGGCACTGCAGGATGTACTCGCAGGACGGGGGCTCGTCATAGGTCCACTTGCGCCACCAGTGGCGCTTCAAGATGGCGCCCTCGTCGTTGGTGGGTTGCTGCTGCCACTGGGCGTTCCACTTCTTCAGACCAATGGAGAACTTGACCTTCTCCAGCTCGTCGATCTTCCAGTACTCGGGCCACAGGGGGCGGCCAGACGGGAGGATAGCCGGGAACTCCAGCACTTCCCACTGGTCGGCTTTGAGCTGGCTTTGCGCTTTGATGAAGCGCCCCGCCGGGTCGTCCGTCTTCCAACGAGTGTTGATCAAGATCATCGCGCCGCCCGGCTGCAAGCGCTGACGGGGACCACTAGTAATCCACTCCCAGGTGTTCTCCATGGCCGTGTCCGACAGCGCATCCTGTTCGTCCAAAATGTCATCCAAAATAATGATGTCGCCACCTCGCCCGGTCATGGCGCCGCCCTTACCAATGAAAAAGGCTTCCCCTCCCTGGCTCGTGTTCCACCGACCGGCAGCCTTGGAGTCAGCGGACAAGATCATCCCGGGGAACAGCTCCTTGTACTTTTCTTCGTCCACAAGATTTCGAATCATCCGGCCAAACCGCTGCGCAAGTTCCGCCGTGTGCGAACCCACAATTAGCTTTGCATCCGGACGCCTGCCCATCAGGTAAGCAGGAAACAGATAGCTTCCAAGCTGGGACTTGCCATGGCGGGGCGGCATCGCCACGATCAGGCGCTTGCACTTGCCCTCAATAACCCGATCCAACACAGCAGCAATTCGCTTGTGGTGCTCCCCCACCAACATCTCCGGCCAGACATATTGGCAAAAATCAATGAAGTTGGTGGTGGCCCGCTCTTGCGCCTCCAGCAGTTGCAGTCGAAGCTGCAGCCGCAGCATCTCTTCTTCAGCGTCCTGGGGCTTATGCATTTCGGGCAAATTCTCCGTGGTACTTGATCCGAGCTTCGTGAACGGCCTGTGCCGCTTCCTCCAGCGTAACGTAGTGACCCAGGCTGATCTCTCTGCGGTCCACAACAATTCTGGCGCGGTACTTTTGCTTGGACGGGCGCCAGTTCACTCCCTTGACCCCCGTGCCGCTGTCCTTGCGCAAGCCAGCGTTGCGCATGTTCTGAGTGTGACTGCACTCGCGCAAGTTTTCAATCCGATTGTCCGCCCGGTTGCCGTTGATGTGATCAAGGGCCGGGGGCCATGTGCCGTGGTGCAAGAACCAAACAAGGTGGTGGTTGTAGTAGAGCCTACCTGCCACTCGGGTGCGCAAGTAGCCCGCTTTGTTGGGCGAGCCGGAAGAAGCATGGGCCGGGGCCCGGGGATTGGTAGAGACCTTGCGCCAAAGGCTACCGTCAGGGCGGTAGTCAAACAGGGCGGACAGGAGTTCTTGGGTGACCATGGGGCCATTGTATCATGGTGAATGGTACCTGGGGCCAGGTTTTGGAATTTTTATAAATATACCCCCGGTTTGCCATTTAGGAAACAAGGGGGTAGGTCCAGGTTCTCAAAAGGTTTTCCTATGGCAAAAATAGGGCTACGGGGCCGACGCCTCAGCTTCGGCCCGTTTATGGCCCTCCCGGCCATAGGGTTATCCCTATGTGTGGCTTTGGGGGCGGCGGCGGGGTGCAGGCTCAGGGCTGTCGCCCTGAGCCTGTCCATAGGGTTCTACCCTATGCTATCGGGGCGCGTGCCCCGATAGGCAAGGGCCTCGGCCCTTGCGGCTTACGCTGCAGCGGCTGCCTTCTTGGCGTCGTACTCGGCGCGGCTCTTGTCTGCTGCGGCCTTGGCCTCGGCCTTGGTCACCAGTTGGATGTCCTCGATGCGGACCTCGGCGCCCTTGTCGGCGTAGTGGGCCTGATCGCCGTCGCCCCAGATGTACTCGTAGCTGACCCGAGTCAGCGTGACCAGGAACCCGGCCACGGCCTGGACGTCCTTGTTGCTCATGCCCTCGGGCAGCAGGTAGCGGTTGCCGTCGATGACGATTACTTTCTTCATGGTCTCTATCCTTTCTAGGTTGATCTGGCCGGGACCCCCCGGCCAGTGCTGACATTATAGCGGACATTCTGTCCGCTGCGCAAGCCCCTACGGGCTAGAAGGTTATGCTCAGGTTCGCGCTGCTCAGGACCTCACGGACTTCGTTCTCGATGTCCATGTTGTTGTCCATCCAGGTTTCGATATCGCTGTCCAGGTCGGCGTGGTTGCGCAGCCAGTCATCGGCGAGATTGTTGAAGTTGTCGTCGGCCCAGGCCTCGATCTCGGACTGGACGACCTGGACAACGACATCGGTCACCGGGGGCCTGGACTGCTCCAGCTCGGACACCCGCTCGGCCAGGGCCTCCAGGCGCAGCTCCAGCTCCACGGCCCCCGGAGCAGGGATCGAGGCTTCGGGCCACAGCTTCGCGGCCGTGTTGACCAGGATCATGATGGCGGTCGTCGCGGCGATTCTGTCCTGGCCGGGCTCCATGGAGTTGATCACGTTGTTGACGTAGATCATGACCGCGTCGATGGATTCGCGGTCCGCGAACAGGTTCGAGGCGTGGGGCTTGAAGGGGTTCGACATTCTCTATCCTTTCTAGGTTGATCCAGCCGGGGCCCCGGCTGGTGCCCCGATTATAGCGGACATTCTGTCCGCTGTGCAAGCCCCTTACAGCATCAGGGCTATGGCCACGGCCACCACGTACAGGATGCAGGCCCCGCCTGCAATGGTGCTCATGCTGCCACCTCGTCGATGGTCCACTCCGCCTCGTCATACCCGGGGAGCTGGCGGACGGCATACGCGCGGATCACCTCCAGGTTAGCGCGGGCCTGCGAGTCCTCCCAGCCCGGGTGTTCGCAGCTCTGATATTCCAGGCAGTTGCAGGCCTTCAAGACCTGCACCGGGGACAGCTCCCGGGCACCGGCCCGGGCCGTGTAGCGGTAATCGCGGGCGTTGACCTCGGCGTAGCGGTAATCCACAGAACGGCAGTTTTCCTCAAACAGCTCGGCCGCCACGCTGGCGGGCGTGGCGGGGGCCGGGAACAGCGGCACCCGGTGATGCACCGCCCAGGACACCAGGGCGTCAACGTGGGCGTGAGGGACAACAAAAGCGCTCATGTTCTCTATTCCTTTCTGAATCGGCCCCGGGACCGATTCCCGGGGCACGCGGCCATTATGCCCGGTCCGCGGACCGGGTCCAATGAAACTTTTCTATCGGGGCACCGGCCCCGATAGCCCCGGGGCACGCACCGCGCGCCCCGGATCACGCACCACGCGCCACGTTTTAGGCGGCGAGAGACAGGGACCGAGGGCCCGGTTTACCCCTTGCGAATCTAACCGAACCCGGGCCCTAAATGCGAGCGATTCTCACTCGTAAATAAGGCCCAATTGAGAATGATTCTCACTCGGTTAAGCGCTCAGCAATTCCAGGGCTCGCGACTTCAGGGCGGCACCCGTGCCGAACCATGCCGATTCAAGGCGGGTATTCGCGGAGCGGCCGCGCTCGTGGTCGACCAGTTCGGTCACAGCATTTAGCAGCCCCCAGCGAGTGCCAGCAACACCGGGGATATCGGAGCCGATAGCCCGGCGGCCGTGGAATAGTTCCATGATTCGCTTGTATGCGCGGGACTCGGTGACGTCCAGGGCGCCGGAGTGGTAAGGCTTGAGCAGCTCGGCCACAAATGCATCGGCGTCGGTTTTGCTGATCGACTGCCCGGCAAGCTTGCGGGACTGAATCAGGAACCTGTCCCACGAATCGGCCACTATGCCCAGGTCCTGGCGGACCCGGTCCGCGTCGAATCGCTCGGAGTGCAGAACCCGGACAGTCTCGCCTTTCGCGCCCAGTGCGGCGGTGATGGTGTTATGGCATACCACCCGAATCGTGGTGAACTTCGCGACTGTCGCCATGGTGCCATCGTAGGACGTTCCGAGCAGCAGATACGGCCGCACCCGGTCCCCATCGATGACGTCCGCCCCGGCGTTGACCTTCGCGAGCGCCCAGATTCGGCGGCCATAGCTAAGCGCCCCGGCGGTTTCCATCTCAAACCCGCCCAGCTCTACTAAACGTTCAAAAAACCCCATCACTTCGGCGGGCTGCACCACGTGGTAGCCGTCGGACACCACGGCCAGGGGGGCGCCATTGTCCGAGCGGTGCAGGACCTTACGGCCCTTGAATGCTTCCGGCTCGCTGGCCGCATCCGAGCGGAACAGCACCGGGGACTCTTTGACAGTGTAGGCCAGCCCCGCCTCACGGGTCCATTCCTCGATGGTGGCGCCGGGGGTCAATTCCTGGCCCAGGCTATGCCAGGGTTTCTGTCCGACGTACGCAATTGCGGCGCGGCCGGTGGAGGTGTCGATCATGTGAGCCATAACGCTATCCTTTCTAGGTTGATCCGGGTCCGACATCGGGCCCAGTGCGTGAATATTAGTCTATTGTGCGGGACTGTCCACACAATTTTAGCTATCGGGTTTCGATTCCCGATAGCGCTAGTCCCCGTCGAATTGATCGACCAGCCACCACCCGACGATAAAAAACAGCAAGATCAAAAAGAACATCACGCGGCCCTTTTCATCATGATGACGCGGGCCATTTTTTGGCCATGGGCGGGATAGCAGATTAGCGGGACAGTCTTGTCCCAGCAAGCCCGGCAGCCCGAACACTTGCCCTCATGCTCATATGCCCGGCACAGTGACGCCCCTTCGCGCGCCTGGAAAGTTGCAGCATCCGGGCCAATGACGGACCCGTGCAGGCCGGGAATGTATTCACCCGTGACACTGTCCGATGAGAATCGGACCGAGACGTTATCAAGGGCTCGCATCAATTCGAAAACTTCGCGGAACTTCGGGAACTTATGCATACGAGTCGGCAGCCAGTGACGGCACCACGGCGTCCGGCGCATCACTTCTAGAATTTTCTCGGCCAGCCCCAGCGAGTAAGCATCGCCCGAATCAAACCAGCGGAAATATCGGTCCCGTTCCAGCTCGGCCACCATCTCATCGGCCCATTCCAGACGCTGCCAGTCGGTCCGATTGAATTCACGGGGCTCGCGCACGTTGGGGTATCGATAATTTCCCGTCGTGGCATAGCAGCCCTTGCACGCATCGACCAGCTCGCCAGGGGCCGCCACACTGCCGGGGCACGTATCAATCGCCTGCAGGGACCACGAACGGATGCCGTCAAGCTTCGATGTAACGCTAATTCTCACTGCCATATCTCTATCCTTTCTGAGTGCCCCACTATCGGAGCGGCGCCAGTATAACGCGATTCAGGGCATTTTGTCAACCCACGCTATCGGGGTTTTCCATTAGTTCGGCTAATTCCTTCCACGGCATGCCACGATTGGGCCAGTCCCGCAGGGGCGCCACCCGAAGGCCATTTTCGGCAAGGTCGACAGCATCGGCGCCACGATAAAGCAGCACACGGGCGGGCTTTTCCTTCGTGCCCTTGTAGGAGACAAGAACAAAGCAAGGGCGCCCCTTCGAGGCATGCCGGGTCAGAAAGGCAACTTGATGCGGCCGCAAGGCGACTTTCAGGCCGCGCTCGACCACTTTAAGCTCGACAGCAACAAAGCGGGGACCGACACCCATAAGGCAGTCCGCGATCCCCAGATTCACGCGGTTTTCAATTCGCTCGATGTCGACGCCAAAGGGGCGCAGCCCTTCGCGCACCCTGGCAGCAAAAGCGGCTTCAGGTTTCATCGCCGTCGGGGCCCAGAGAATTGTCCCGTTCAAATACATCGGCGGGAGGCTCTGCCACGGGCGGAGTAAAAGCGGGGTCTCGCTCACGTTCTATCGTGTCCAGGACCTGCCCCGTATCGGCATCGATGATGGCCGAAGGCGGGGGGCCGCCGTACAGTTTTTTAAGCTCGTCAAGCTTGCGCTGGACCTCTTCCTTCGACATGCTGTCGATGGTGCCATGGCGGATTTCCTTGCGGTCAACGTATATTGTGCCCAGGGCCTGCCCTCGGCGGTACTCGGCCTGGACAGCAGCAGCATACGCCCCGGCCTCAAGGGCCTTATCACGGATCAGTTGCAAGTCCCGCATGTGCCGTTCGTAGCTGGTGTTGTACTTCGAATTGAGTTCGGCGCGGTAGGCCTGAATCGCAGCGACCACGTGCGGGTTGATCTCGGGGTTCGTCAACTTCCACGCCATGACGGACGCAGAGGTGTCCTTGTACCCCGCCCGGATCGCCGCCTCTTTCAGGGTGACCCGGCCATCGCCGGACACGTACTCCGTGACGAACTTCCATTCCTTGGCGTTCAGGGTCTTGCGCTGCTTTCGCAGCGGGGCCACTTCCCGCGACATCCGGGTGCGTGCCTTGTCCGGCACCACCGGGGCAACGTTCCAGACATCCTTCTTGGTCATCAGGTGGTTCTCCACATACGCCAACCCCCGTCGACCTTGCGCATCACGAAGACCCACTCGGGCTGGCGAAGGCGGACAAACCGCACCGCCGATATCCGGGCCGAATTCGCGCGGGCCTTATCGGTGAACAAAATGCTATCGCCGGGTTCCATATCCGCAAACGGGTACTTCGAGCGCGTAACAGGGAGGGCCACCCCGTGTTCAATCTGTAGCATGAGCGATCCCCACGTAAAACAACTACGGGCAGTGTAGCGCAGCCGGGGCGGTGCTGTCAAAGAACAGGGCCCCCTATAGGACTTTTTTGGGGTCAACAGTGATTTCTTTTTTCAAAAA